GATAGTTGTATCCAAAAGGTTGTGAAGGGACAATCACAAATCCCATCGCAGCATGACGATTGAATACAGAAAGATTAGGTGCCTTACCCAACCACAGATTTCTAGGCTTTGAATTAATTGTAGGAGAACCAAAGCGAATGAATCCAAGACACCGTTGAGTGTTCTTTTCAAAGATCATCCACCTAAGCTCTCTACCAGGGATATTACTTTCGTTGTTGTGAGAAGAAACTGCTCTCAACAAATTACCATAATGTTCTTGTGGTACTGATTGCTGAAAGCGAGCACCAACAAACCTAATATCAAACTCCATCTCATTAGGATGAATATCTTCATTGAAGAACTCATCCTGGAGTGGAGTAAGTTGATTTGTCTGAGAGATGACTTCTTTTTTTACATAACGAAGGTAATCCTCAATGGAGGAAAAGTTCTTAAAATAATCAATAAATTCATTTGCTGCCCATACAGCATCATCTTCAGATACTATCATTAGAAAGATAATCAGGTCGGTTATAATCACTTTTATGGAGTAAAACTCCATCAACTTTATCTAGCAGATCTAGCACACTTCCATGCATTAGACGATATCCATATCCAACATATAGTTGTCCAAAGAATACTGTAAGTGCCATAAATGCCCAGAAGTAATAATATGTTCTGGATTTCTTTTGTCTTGGGTATTTCATAGTACCAGTTTTTTGCTAGGAGTTTTTAAAACAGAGAACATTTCCTTATATTGATCCTCAATCTCTTCCTGAGTCTCAGCCATATAGACAATGTATTTCTTAGTAACCTCAAGTTCTTCATTCTTACCTTTAAGAAGAGGAGACCATGGAGCAAAACCCATTTGACCATTACCAGTAGGAACGGCAACAATAGGATTACAGATAACTACAGAATCTTCTTTCTCTTCAAGTAGGTCGGCAACAACATCTTCGCCAGACCACATACGCATCAGTTTAACATTCATCGGTTTAGTTTCCTCTCAAAGTGATAATCAATTCGGCACTTAAAATAGTATCCGACAATCAGTGTTGTATATAGGATGAAACCATCCATCCAAGATAGTTCATGCCATAACTCAAAAATTAGTTGTTGTGTTGTCATTTAAACTCACACTCCACCATGATTTCAGTCAGACATGCAAGCATATTTATTTCTTGATCCGCAACGAATGCGCTCTGATACTTAGCAAGAACGAGCACAGCAGCAGGAATGCTAGCGTTTGTAAGGGATGCATAAAGAGCATCGTAAATACGGCGGAGAAGTACAGTAGTATCGTTATCCAGATTAGAAACGATCCACTTACGAACTTCCGCAAAATTCTTTTCCTTAAGGTTTTTAATGAGATCATTGACTGCAACATCAGAAAAAGTAGCAAGAATACCAGAATCAATTTTTCCACTCACAGAATAGCGTTGGCATTCGTTCAAAACACGACGCCAATCAGGAAAATGTTTATTAACAAGTTCTACCAAGACCTTGTTATCATATTCAACACCTTCTGAATCCAAGATTTCTTGGAGACGTTTAAAGAACTTTGCTGCAATTGCCTGTCGTTCTTTTCCTTTGATTCCAAACTCAACAACGGCACATCGCGAGTGGAGGGGTTCAAGGATCTTATTTTTGTAGTTACAGGTAAAGATAAATCGACAGTTACCAGCAAACTCCTCAATAAACGCCCGTAGGAGGAGTTGTACATCATTGGAGGTGTTATCTGCCTCATCAATGATGATGACTTTGTGCTTAGAATCTGATGTAAGCGAGACGGTCGAAGCGAAGTTTTTCGCATTGTTTCGGACAGTATCCAAGAACCGCCCTTCATCGGATCCATTGATGACATAAACATCTGCTCCCAGTTCGTTACAAAGTGCCTTTGCTACTGTAGTCTTACCAATACCAGGAGGTCCCGCAAGTAGCATATTCGGGATCTCACCTTTATCTAGGAAACTTTGGAAGGTTTTCTTAGTTGCCTCCGGAAGGATGCATTCTTCAATAGTTTGAGGTCGATATTTTTCAACCCAAATAAAATCACTCATAATCAAATCCAATCAGGTTTACGATCAGGAATACGAAGGTAATTATCGCACACCCAAGGTTTAGATGCAATATACATCTTATATTTGTCAAAAACAGATATTGAAGTATCTAACTTAAACTCATCAGGTCCAGCAAACACAAAAGGTGTTGGTCCTTTACCACTGCGACCTTGTGGATCTGCACATGGAAGAATTTCATTTGCTGCCTGAAGAGTGTTAAAACAAGTATGCGGTTTACCATACCTCAGTGCATATTCATTGCACAAAGCAAATCCATGAGCAAGTAACCATCTCCAATTGTTAACAAAGGAGTTTGCCCAAATAGTGCATGGGTGATTGCGAAAAGCACCCTTCTCAGTGGCATAGGGAGTACCATCTGCCTTAGGAAGAGTGCCGAAACCATGACCCCATTTATCAGAGCATACAATAGCAAGCATCTGACAAGTCTCTAGTGGCATCTTGACAATATGTTTGTCAGGAAGAACTCTAGCGGACTTCAAAGGATTGGGGTCAGTTACAAAGATGTTCATGATAAAAGTTTGCTAAAACTGATTGCTAAAAGAAATCCTAGCATCAATACAATATCCCAAGATTTTGTTTTAACAAAATATGGGATTGAAATGGTGTCTGCAACAACATTCATTATAACACCAACAGTCAAATTAACATGCAAAACAACAAAATAGGCAGTAATAACTGTGATACTGCCCACAACTCTCATTGCTGTCAGTGTTTTCATCCGAATGTAGAATCAGGTTCCAGAGCAATATAATACTTCAGATTGTGCTGAGTATTGGTAAATTGTGACAAAAGTTTAGAGGAAACTACAACGTCATAAGCACCAGGAATAATCTTGATGTTTTCCACTTTGAAGTTAAAACTGAACTCTTTGTCAGTCTCACCAACTACAATTGCATATTCATTAGAAGTATCATTCTTCTTATCACGGACAACCAGTTTGATCACACCTGCTTCTCCAATCGCAGATAGATCAGGAAGTTGATAAACTGCTGCTGCTTTCACCAGTTTCTCAAGAGTTACACTGTCCATCTGGAAGCAAACATCTTGAGTGGGAAGTTGGATATCCTTTTCCGGCGGAGCAATAATAACATTAGGGTCCGCAAAGAAATACTTCACACGACGCTTACCTTCTTTAATACTCAGATAAGAATCTTGCTGAAAATCAAGGTCAGGATCTTGATGAAGGCTCAAACCATTCAAGAACTGATTAAGATCATAGATAGCAAAATCGCGAGGAAACTCTTCTTTAATTTCTGCTTCGGCAAGAATGTTCTTTGCTACAGAAATGGTTCGGAGTTTGTTGCCCTGCTTCACAAGAATAGAATTGTTGATTCCAGCAAAGTTCTTAAGAATAGCAAGGGCATTATCAGACAGTTTCATTGTACGTTCTTTCAGTTTCATTTTAAATTTTTAAAAAGTTCAAAGTCTTTTTTGTAGTATTCTACTATTACATCACGAACTTTATCACAGATTGGGATGTTATGGAAATAATCAAACCGATTAATCTCATAGGCAACTTCATTAAATTTAAAATCCAAATCAAAGTTTGAATTTATCCATTTAACGAAATCATATCCCATCCCATTTTCATAATTCCACAAATACACACTATCATCAATATATTTGTATTGCGGAAGAGAATGAGGAGACTGATCTAAAATGCTAAAAACAGTATTTCTAACATTTTCAGAAGATGTTTGATTTAACACATGATCAAAATAATCATAAGTAAATTTATCATCACCTACAATCAGTTTTAAAATAGATGAAAATCTATCAAAAGGATTTCTGATGACTGCAAATTTTTTTACGCCACTAACACCTTCAAGTTCATTATAATACGGATATGGAAGATGAGTCAAATCATAACCATTAATTTTATTATCAAAACAATTGTACCGTATCTTAAATTTGTTAGAAAGAAATAGAGAAGAAATATATCTTCCAGCAGTTCGCGGAATATGTATGTGATATATTTCCTTACTATTTTTTGATGTATAGAGGGGCATAAAATTTATCCCTATTGAGGATAAGTTTCACGTTTTGCATTCTTGTCGTTGAAATGCATTAGAAGAACAGCATAGTGCAGAATCTTCATAATGTCACGACGTGCAGTGCCTTTCTTATCATAACGAGAGGCATATTTAAGAATGTTAGATCGGCAGAATGCTTCACCGTCTCCACATGCTTCAATCAGATCAAGAGTCTGAATTTTGTCATCACCAGCAGAATAGTGCTGATTGTAAGTTCCATTAATATATTCAGACAATTCTTTGAGGATCTTCTCCTCACTATATTTGTAATTGTTGTTTCTAGGCATACCAAGGTCAAATGTAATTGTATCTGTACTATAAGCACTCATAGAACTATGGTAAGGAGCATATTGTCCAGCACCAAGAGTGATTGTATCAGTTCCTTCTCCTCCAGAAATTACAGTATCTCCAGGGATATTGATATTGAATGTGTCAGATTCGTTCATTTCATCATAAAGCAAACTCCAAGCATTAGTCATTATATCAGGACTCCACTTGCTCGTCAACGGGCATTTGGAAATCAGCATCTACCTTGTCATACAGTTCAAGGAATGCCTGTTTGGTTTCATCATCAAAACGATTCACGCAAACCTCAATTGCCATCGCCTTATCACCAAAGATACGGAAAGCACGGAGAATATGAACCAGGCGACGAGTGCTAATGATTTCCTCAATACCACCATCATAGAAGGTCTTACGGATAATATCTGCCCAATCCACCAAACGCTTGCAGAAGTCGGGAGCAACAACCTTCAGGTCACGAGAAACGCTTTCAAGAATCTTGATTTCCTGTGCAGGAGTCGGATATGCCTGCTCAAAGGTCACAGGGAAACGCTCAAGGAATGCTTCGTTGAGCACGTTGGTGCCGATAAAGCGACCGTCATCAGAACCCTTACCCTTAGTGTTAGCAGTAGCAAAGATTTGGAATCCCTCGGAGGGTTTGACAAACTTACCAATCTTCTTCAGGAAGACACCTTTTCCTTCCAAGACCGATTGAAGGCAAAGAATCTTGTTGGAAGCCAGGTCAATCTCGTCAAGCAGTAGAACCGCACCGCGCTCCAAGGCTTCGATGACCGGACCATTGTGCCAAACGGTCTCGCCGTTGACAAGACGGAATCCACCAATAAGGTCATCTTCATCAGTTTCAATAGTAATATTTACACGGATGAGTTCCCGTCCGAGTTGAGCACACGCTTGCTCAACAGAGAACGTTTTACCATTGCCCGAAAGACCCGTGATGAACGTAGGGTAGAATAGACGGGACTGAATAATTTTTTTAATAGGACCAAAATTGCCAAACTTGACGAAGGTATCATCTTTTTCAGGGATAAGATTTTGCTGAACTGCAGGCATAGCAGCAGGAGCACTATAGGACACTTCCAAATCTTGGACTGTCTCCTTTGTTACTTCCAGATTCCACTTGCCACGACCAACTTTATATTGCGTCAGTTTGTTGGTCACAGTTTGATAATTGGCGTCATTCATCGCACACCATCCACGAATTTCGGCACTCGTCACAGACTCACCATAGAGAGACTGGAGAGAGGTGCGAATGTAGTCGGGGGAGAGAGACATAATGTGGTTTGTTCGTTTCAACTGAAGTTATTATACAAGAAAAAAGGGAGTCCGAAGACCCCCTGTGGACAGTTCAAGAATCGGTCAGATACTCTTCCAATTCTCGAACGAGTCTCTTTCTAGAATGTCTTCTATCCAGTTCAATACCAACAGTTCTGCCATACTCTTCAAGTTCACTTTTACTCATATCATGAATTGATAGGTCACTTTCATATGGAAAGGTTTCAACAAATTCTTCTTCAATTTCGTCTTGATAATTTGTACTATCCTCCTCCACAATAGGGGATTCAGCAACAACTATAGGTTCTTCTACCACTGGTTCTGGAGAAGGAGCAGGAGTGGCATTACCACTCAATAAATCACCAAATCTAGACATTTTGATTACCTATTACTATAGAAATATTTATCAAGCAACAAGTTCTACAAACTCTCCTAGAATTTTTTTATTCATTTTTTTAGTCCGCAAACTCTTTACAAATGCAGATTTGATTTGAGTTTTTGTTGCATCTTCAGCAACTTCAAACTCAGACTCCTTAGAGAGAGAATTGGAGGAAATACCAAAGTAGGTATCATATCCAGAGTTCTTGAGAGAAAATGCTTTTTGCTTCTTCCATTCTTTCATAGTATCGTCATGAAGTTTTCCATGATATCCACAATACCGACGAATAAAACTGCCAGAATCACGAGACTCAAGGACACGAATACCAATAAAATTAACTTCAGGGAAATTATCCTTCAGATTGCGGAGAAGGATATCAGTAAATTGGTGCCAATCACAATCAAGAGAATACGTGTTTCCGGTCTTACGATCACGAAGAATGCAGTTAGGAGTAACTGAACGGCACCCGATGGTGGGCTCAGATTCCCAAGAACGTTGAACTTCTGCATGACGCTTGAGGTCATATCCTTCACCATCAGTCAAAACAACACACTGGACTTTCTGAAGTTTGTTCTCTTTCTTAAACTTAGGAAGAATCTTGTGAAGAGTAAGCAAAGATTCATTCAAGGGAGTTCCAGAAAGACCCATACCAGGAGGAGTAGGTACATAGGAATAATTATAACGACTGAAAGAACTTGCAAGACGAAAAATAGTTTTCATTTGGTCTTCCAGGGTTTTACCATTCACTTTGCTAGTGAAAATGTTGACAAGAGAAAACCACTCACCAACATGGAAGATTCCTTCACGTCGGGTATAAGGAACATCACGAACAGTAACCTTACCGTTTTCGTCAGTATGAACATGAGGATAATCTGAAGTGAAAGAATATACCTCAAATGGAATGGCAACTTTTTTACAGAACCAGATAAGGTTGAAAAGTTGCTTAACAGTATCCAGCATCACGTCACACATAGACCCAGACCAATCAAGAATGAACACCAGACCATGATTCTTGCCGTCAGCAAGAGTGGTGACCTTCTTAAAGAGATCTTCGTTGTACTTATAAGTATGAAGCTTGGAGCAGTCCAGAATGCCTGTGCGGGCAGTAGTGGCGCGAGCATAAGAGTCTGCTGCCTTGCGGCATTCAAACTCTTTCACCAAATAATTGACCTCTTTCTGAGCAGAGCGTTTGAATTCTGCAAACTTTTTATCAACTTCACCAAAAACTAATTCTTCAGAGTGTCCATCTTCCTCCAACCAATCAGACCAGAAAGTCTTAGCATTATCATGAACCAGATTATTGGGAATAATAATTTGATCAATTTTTAGATCAGGAATCTCAACATAAACATTCTCATATCCATCCATGGATGCAAGTTCTTTGATTGCATCTTCCAGAGAATTAGCAGTCTTCACATCCAAATCATCAAGTTCCTCCTCTTCTTCAGAGAACTCATCCTCAATCTGAGACTTAGGTTGTTCTCCACCAATTTCACCACCCTCAGAATCAGAGTTAGATTCAGTATCCATACCTCCACCAGACTGTGCTTCAGGAGATTCTTGCCCCTCCTCATGCTGCTGTTGATGTTGGTCAGTCTTGACTTGATTCTCCTTACAATATTTGTAAAGTCGCTCTGCTACTACAAGAA